CAGAACGCGCTAAGCGGTGCTCCTTTTATAGCCACTGCCTGGCTACAGAAGGGGAGAATGAGAAGTGCAAGTATTCTCAACACTATGCTACAGTATCTTTCTCATGGATACTGCACTAAGCTCAACGAGCTTAGGTTGCTTAAAAGGAAACTCCTTATCACTACAGTGACTCAGCAGCTGATAAACACTGTCGAGCTTTCCACCACGTGTGTGAACGAGTTTTTCTTTCCTCATAGCAATGAAATCACCTACCCTGGAGTCAGTGGCCGCATAAGAGCCTAGACAGTCGGTGACCGCCCCCGCATACTGGGAGCGAGTAATAGTAACTCCTATAGAGCTACTTTCATGGCCTCCTCTGAGAACCCTCTAGAAAATCCTAGAAAGATACACATCGGAAGCAACTACTTAGCCGTCCTTTGAAAGGAAACTGAAAGTGTTTTAGGTGACGCAGTAGTCGCGAATGACTTAACCTAAACCGTGGGAACCTTCAAAATCCTCTTAGGAGCTAATGACACTCATTGCAAGCTTGATATTATCTACATCAGCTTTTTCAGCAATGACCAGGATATCATCCCCGGCGACAAAAAGCTTATGATCAATAAGCCGGAGAGCATACTTGGTGTACCACATCTGCCTAAGAGTATTCCCTAGGGTGGTACGCGTCGGGTGCCCAGTGAACGTTGTCCCATCAACGACAGCAGTGAGCAAAAGCTTTGTTCGATGTCCTCCCTACTGGTACATTCGAACCGGTGTCTTGAGCTTGCGCAGTGATTCAAGAATTATCTAACTTTCAATGAAAGTCAGATTCAAACGACTTGACAGTGTCTTGAAAACCTTGGCATAAAACTCAAAATCTACAGCTGTGATGAGACTTGAGTACTGCCTCGAATCGAACTAGCTACCGTCCCAGGTAATAAAAACCGGGTCTACAAAAGAGCTTCTTGCATGAGCAATCTCCGTAGAAAGCTGTTCCATCGTCCACCCTTAGACAAAGCCGGGGAAGCTTTTCCTTGCAACAACGAGCATATTATGATTGACCCACCCAAGAACAGCCTTGACCGCGGGATGGGGGTTAAAAATGTTACGAGGCTTAAGCTCTCCGACTTGCTTGCCTGCTTAGTACTCCCAGTTCTTCTACATGACCTCAAAACTGGAAGGAATACGCAGATTCTGCTTGAAGAAGTCATAACCAGACTGATACAAATTACGTTTGCATGAGTCAACAGAGAGAAGGTAGGAAGGGAAGTCGATCATCTGAACGTCCAGGTTGCACTGCATGTTCTTCCTCACATAAGCAGCGAAATCCTTGACGACAGGGGACTGAGGAAGAAGAAGGGCAGAAGCATGTCTTCCTAGAAAACCGAAGGCGGCGGCGTAGTCTGTGGGAGGCACAACAGGCGCTGTCTGCTATCTACTCAACCAAGAAGAACGCTTGTTAGACTTGGGGAGGATGCCAAACTAAAGAACCCGCTTCAGAATTTATTCGGCTGGTATAGGTTCTTTGCCCAAAAAGAGCAGTTTGGAGACAGTATTTGAAACTAAATTCCCGATCTTAAAGTCATACTAGTAATTAGCAAACTTAAAGGAGAACAGTTGCCTGAGGACACGGGGGGAAAAGGCCTTAAATTTTACACCACCCAAGAGCAATGGGACGTGGTATTAAGAACACCAACTGACTCCAGCTCTGAAAAAACTCTCGATGTCTTGACTGGAAAGATAAATTCCATCTTAACCAAGACACGACTACAGTTATCCAATAGGGCAGACTATCTTCGAAGGCTCAAACTTGGCCTGTTTCTTACCATACAACGAGCGAACAGCCTGAGTGTTCATGAAAGCTTGTTGTGAGGGGAAAGATAGTTGTAGACTGTGGATAAACAGTCTGCAT